ATTAAACTGTCCAACAAGAGTAGGATTAGTCGGGTCTGTGATATTATAGAACCATAAACCCCAGTTAAAAGCTGTAACCACCATATAATCCTTGCCATCAACACTCCAAAACTTAACATGTTGCCATTCTCTTTGACCTAAGACAGGATGTTCATATTCGTGAACAAGAGTAGGGTTTGTTGGGTCTGTTGTTACATCATACACTTGAAACCCATATAGTTGCAAAGGTACATACAAATAACCCTTATAAAGACCTATGTGTGCGCCCTTCCAAGGCAATTCAATTGTTTTGACTTCCTCTAAGTTACTCTTATCAAGAACATACAATCTCCCAATTACTGCTCCTGATGTAGTTTCTAAAGCACCAGCATTATCTCTTTCCGCAGCATAAATATAATCCCCTTGTATTGCAATGCCCGTAATAGCATTTTTATTATCAAGAGGTTTTGTAGCTAATATCTCTGGTGAACTTTCATTTGTAATATCTACTTTTATTATCTTCGATTGTCTTGTTCCAAGATAAACTATATTGCCTTCTCTAGTCATACATCTTACAGACGTCGGAGCTATATCAATATAACCTGTTCTGATTGCACTAACATTAAAATCTCTTTCTTCAGGAACATAATAATCTACTTGCATCCATGCTTCCTTATTATTGCTTATTGACATATTAGTTGGATATACTGCGCTAATAGGGATAGGTTCTATAGGCGTTGTATAACGATCATTCTCGGGCAAGATATAATATACCTTATCACCCTCCGTAACGCCACCCGGCGTTTCAGATATGTAATTAGAGCCAACATCTTCACCATTATAACTGTCTATATATCCTATGTTATGGTAGTACAAGCCATTAGCAAAATCAATATAGTCGGAAATCCATAGATTCCCAATGTCATCAGCATATGTGAAATCGCTTTCCTTAGTATTTGTAGTTATTTGAATTGGTATGGCTGCCAACCCATATGGAGCAAGTTCTCGAACAAAATTATGTTCTCCAACCGTTATTTCAATTTCACCATCATTACCTATGATGTAAATTTCATTTTTCGTCTTATATTGCTCCCAAGGTAATGCTGTTTCTCCTGCGTTCACCATTGGTTTAACTTCATCATTTGCAGTGACACCTGTTAGTACACTTAAATAAAGATTTACTCTCTTCTCAGTACCAGTGAGCGTGTATGTTTTCGGCTCACCACCAGAAGATGTTATGGTCGTATTGGTGTCGTTTTCTCCCGTAATCACCACGTGAACTCTCACATTTGCAGTACTACCACTAACAACGTATGTTCCAGCCACAATAGGAAGCTGGTAGTCAATCTTTCCTCCTGTGTTGTTCGCAGCAGTTGAAGTTCCTGTGACTGTTACAACTCCACCACTACAACTCCATGTTGTGCCCGATTGTGTAATTGGAGCTTTATCTGGAAGTTTAGCCAATTGGTTGCTTACTCTAACTTCTTGAAATGTTGTTTTACCATATACTCTAAGTCCTGTAATTGCTTTATCTATTGCAGTATCGTCAGGTTGTATTGTATTTCCATGAGCTGTTTTTGTTTTTACACCTCCTGAATAAAAAGAACCTGTTTTAATTTCTAATACATCTGATTGCAATAAAGCTACATCTTTTTCAACATTTCTTTCTATTCTCAAT